ACACGATTTAAGAAATTCCAGATTTGCCTGGCGGCGTGCACGCACATCACGAATGGCATGTTTACTGGCATAAGGAGAACGGTCTTTATTGACCTCCCCGACAGCAATCAGTAACGCCTCATGCCAGCGCATACGCTGGCCTTTAAGCTGATGAGTCCACCACTCATCGTTAAACAGACGGGCAATGGCAGAATATGCCTGCCTCGTGGTCATCTGTCCTTTACGGTATTTTTTCCAGTAGAGCGGGGAAATATTGAAAGCACGTGCAGCGCCAGCAACATGACCATACAGATGCGCCTGCGCCTCATCCGTAAACAGCGATTCTTTCTCGCCATGCGCATCCACCCATGCATCGCAGAGTTCCTCATACATTATGAAAAGCTGCGATGAGATACGGGCGGCAAACTTTTTCAGCTCCTTGTCATTCATTCCCGGCAGGCGCGCATAGTGCTCACGCTCTGCCAGAAACAGCAACGACGCGTCGGTGTTCATTTCATGGCGCTGATTCACACGCTCAATGCGCGGCCATAAACGACGCTGAAAAGTGGATGTGAGGAAATAAAACCCGTGCACCGGGCTTTTATTGCGCCGGATGTAGTCATAGCGTGAAGTAAACAGCGAGCGCAAAAAGTAAGGCAGGCGGTTAATCGTGGATAAAACACCTTGCACCTGACGCATCTCGTCACGTGTAAGGGGTCTTTCGCGCCCGACGGCCTCGCGTGGCGCGTTCCATGCATAAGCACCGGTAAACGTCTTACCGGTGCCTGCGGCAAATGCTGACGGAGGGACAAAATGCCCGGAGGCTTTAACGGCCATGTGAGCCAAAAGCCTCTGAACAACGCTTGCTGAGTTGCTCAACCTGCGCGTTTAAATCAGCAAAAGATTTTGCGCTTCCGGTCAGAATATCGTGATGCATCAGGCCGGAAACGAGCTGGCTTAATTTCGGGTAATAACCAACTACCGCCAGCCATTCCTGACCGGCATTTTTACCGCTTTCAGCTCTCTTTTTCTCGTGGAGAATAAACTGAAAGCTGTCACTGGTAACGACATAACGTTCGCCAATTTCAATACGAATACTCATGCCGTTCTCCGGTAATGTTTGTTTTTTGCTTCAAAGACTGACTGACAGGAAACACAACGCGTGGCTGACGGATAAGCCGCACGACGGGCAGCAGGTATTGGCGCGTCACACTCTTCGCAAACCAGCGCAGAAGCACCACAATGTTTTACCCTTGCCGCGTTAATCTGGCGCTCCAGTAATTCAGCCTGTTGTTCCTGAATAAAATCTACGTTGTCCGGCATTACCAGTTCCTTTTGTCGTTCAGTTTTTTAAATTCATCAGCGCAATAGCTGGCGATTTCTGTCGTTAATTTCGTCAGTTCATCCACGGAGGAAATTTGCTTGTGAAATACAGCGCGTTTAACAAGTAAATTGACCACATCAGACAGGAGGTTTAATTCACTCTGATAAATCGCGATAACAGATTCAGTTATTTCGCGTTTTTCTTTATCAAGACCAAGTTGAATAAGAGACAAATCGCCATTTTTCATAACGGCGATTTTTAAGGCATTGTTCAGTAATACAACTGAATGAGAACAGGACATCAAAGCACCTCCCCGCGAGACAATCCGATGTTGTGAAATTTTTCCGACTCCTGACTGAGCAGCTCGACTATCTCCACGCGGGATAACTCCGCCTTTGTGATGTGGCGAATCATGGCGTCAAGATGAGAAGAAAAGCGCGTCGCAGCGTCGGCCTGTGCTTCGGTTCTGGCCTGTTGCAGCAGTAATGCGTATTTACCGCACTGATTTTCAGAAACTGTATGCATGACTTTCTCCAGGCAAAAAGAAGCCCCGCACGATTAAGTGCGTTAAAAACTCTGGTTAATTACTTAATGCAGATATTGCTCTGGTTTTACCGACGTCAGAATTGTCGGTGCATACTCAAACAGACTGAATAATTCACGTAATGCACGGAATAAAGCATCACGCCAGTAACATGATTTTTCATTAATTCGCCAGTACGGCTGATTGAATTCTTTTTCTGTCAATCCCGCATGCATAAATAAAGTACGACGCTGACTGACTGTTAAAAAACTAATATATGCATACTCACTTGCACCGACCTGACGGCGTTTTGAGAATGCCCCACGCAGTTCATCAATTGCACAAACCAGCCGTTCACGTTCGACGTCGTTCATTTCTTCAAAACGCATCGTTGCGTGACGCTGTTTTAACTGCGCATGGAAGCAAACCGTTAGCCGTTCGCGTTCCATCATCTGATTATAATAATCGCATGTTTCCTGCCAGCGAGGGACGGCCAGATGCTTACCAATTATCCGGCGCATAGCTGCTGGCTGTTTTTCAACGAGATTGAGCGTCATCACTGTCATTTCCAGCCCCTCCGGCTTTTCAGAAAGGTCAGAGCCTTCTTTAACGGACTCTGTTTTTTGGTGCGGATAATGATTCCCTTGCGTCCCTTCCCGTGGGTGATGGTGAAGTCAATCGCCCTGGGGCTTTCGTTACGCAATAACTGAGCAATACAACGAGGCTCATTCATACGGTTCTCCTTAACGTGGTTCACCGAGACCTAACCACATCAACCAGCCGTCACGAATCTCTTTAGGACGGCTTTCATAAGCCAGTTTTAGTCCGTTATTCCATGCCGGAAGGTATACCCAATATTCACCAGCACGCCCCGATACTGACTGAGGGTCAGTAATCTCAATAACTGGTAATTTCCCTTTCTCAATCATGCCCCTTACAGCTCTTGGAGTTTTACCAATGAGTTTTGCAAACTCCTGATAAGGCACGGCATCAGTCACGCTTACAAGCTGTCTATTCATCTGCTACGATTCTCCCTTAGTGCTTCTAATGGCTCCTAATGGCTAATTATTGCCTAAAAGGATAACTCCAGAAGCGCAACATCTCACACTATCAGCAAGAAATTACGCAATCGGAGTAATTATGTCAATAGACGTTTCGGAGAAGTTGAAGCTAATCCGTGAATCTGAAAGGTTAAACCGTAAAGAATTCAGTGAATTAACTGGTGTAGCCTACAGCTCACTTTCGAGCTATGAGAGCCGGTCAAAAAACGCTGGAGTTGAAGCCATAATGAAGGTCTTACAACATCCCAGATTTACTAAATATACTTTGTGGTTCATGACTGATCAGGTAGCTCCAGAAGCCGGGCAAATTGCGCCCGCTCTCGCACACTTTGGGCAAAACGAAACAACGTCGCCCCACTCCGGTCAAAAGACTGGTTAACAATTTATCGTGAATATATTCATCACAAGTGCCTACTATTGGTGGCTAAATTTCAGCCACCACGAAAAAAGCGATTAGTAGTAGCAAAAAAAAGTACCACTCGGAGGGTTTTCTGATGGCAATCAAAAAACTCGATGATGGTCGATATGAAGTGGACATCCGCCCTACTGGACGTAACGGAAAACGCATCCGTAGGAAGTTTGATAAGAAAAGCGAAGCTGTCGCTTTCGAAAAATACACGTTGTACAACCACCACAATAAAGAATGGCTATCAAAACCAACAGACAAACGACGTCTGTCGGAACTGACACAGATCTGGTGGGATTTAAAGGGTAAACACGAAGAGCATGGGAAATCTAATCTTGGAAAAATTGAAATCTTCACAAAAATAACGAATGACCCATGCGCATTTCAAATCACGAAATCCCTTATCAGCCAGTACTGCGCCACCCGAAGAAGTCAGGGTATTAAACCTTCGAGTATCAATCGTGATTTAACATGTATTAGCGGCATGTTTACAGCCCTGATTGAAGCGGAGTTATTCTTTGGTGAGCACCCTATCAGAGGGACAAAGAGGCTTAAGGAGGAAAAACCAGAAACAGGCTATCTCACACAGGAAGAAATTGCCTTACTGCTTGCAGCACTTGACGGCGACAATAAAAAGATTGCGATTCTTTGCCTGAGTACAGGAGCACGTTGGGGAGAAGCAGCTCGTTTGAAAGCAGAAAATATCATCCATAACCGCGTCACGTTTGTTAAAACGAAAACAAACAAACCACGCACCGTCCCGATCTCAGAGGCTGTTGCCAAAATGATCGCGGATAACAAACGAGGTTTTTTATTCCCTGATGCTGATTACCCTCGCTTCAGACGAACAATGAAAGCAATAAAACCGGATTTGCCAACGGGGCAAGCCACACATGCACTAAGGCACAGCTTTGCCACTCATTTCATGATTAATGGAGGAAGTATTATCACGCTACAACGGATACTAGGTCACACGCGGATTGAGCAAACTATGGTTTACGCTCATTTTGCGCCAGAGTACCTTCAGGACGCCATTTCTCTTAATCCGCTAAGAGGTGGTACTGAAGCCGAGAGTGTCCACACAGTGTCCACAGTAGAGTAACGTTTAAGGGCTTTCAGTGGTAATTTATGCCGCTCAAACCCGCATTGTACCGTTGAAAGCCCCTACTGGTGACACCCTCAATCTCCCTTACACGGGCTTATTTTTTATGCATAAGCTGTAAATACGGATTGATCCCTGGTCACCGTCTTCCATTGACCACATCGATAGAATCCTCCTTCATAGCACGATGCCTTTTACTTATCGACATCGTGCTCGCACAGGTTCCGGTTACGCACAGCCAGAACGCGCATGTTTGACGCTTACCAAAAAATATTCTCACTCTCCACATTTGAATGTCAGACGAGCGACGCCATGTAATCCTGCACCTTCTGTCTTCAGGTCAACTATCTGCATTTTTTTGCCCTGAGTAACACAGAAATGAGTTGCATCATTTTTTACTATATTTTCTGCACCAGATATTCTACCCCTGGCTAAAGAAGCTTCGGCTTCGGTGTAGTATTGGTTATCGAGTTTACGCTGAATATTACTTTTATATGCAAGGCCAAATTTACCGATACTTGTCTCATCATTATGCACAGCACAACCAGACATAAGAAAAACACTAATTAATGATATAGCAGCTATCTTTTTCAC